TAGGAACTACTGACAACAGTAAGATATTTCGTAAAATTCAGCAGGCAGTAGCGACTTTGATGGAGTCTGGTCACTGGACTCATTCTGTCGCTGATGTTGATGTATGCACTGGCTGGGATCGTTGTTCTATCACGCTTCCTCGAAACATTGATGTTCCTCTTGCAGTCAACATTGATGGTTCTCCGACATACTTCCGCAATCGTCTATTTCAATACCATGTAAACAAAGGCGGAATGTTTAATTCCGTTGAGTGGGCATGGGATGATCGCGGATATGTTGCGACACTCATGGACATCATCCAGCCCTCACAGCTTGTCGCTGTTGCAGAGTTGGAGAATGATGTTGGCAAGACAATTCGCGTTCTTGGAAACGACCAGAACAATCGCACACTTCGCTCGCAACTTGCGAATGGAACTGGCGTTGATGGCCTGCTTATTCCTATTCACTCTCAGTCTGATTTTGCGTATGGAACGATTGCTCCAGATGATGCGACTGTAAAGACCCGTAGTGTTGCTATCACGCCAATCAATCTATTTACTAGCGCGACTGCTCATGGGTTGTCATCTGGTCAAGGAATGAGCGTTACAGCGGCAACTGGAACGATTCCTGTAGCGTTGGAGAATGGGCAGACATACTATATTGGCGTTATTGATGCATTCACAGTCCAACTTTTCAATGATCCGCTTAATGCTCAAGCGTTGCAGTATCCAATCAATCTTCAGAGCATTGTTGGTGCTGGAAACCTTGAATTCAAAGATAGCCGTGAATCACAAGTTGCAACTGCGCTTGAGCTTGCATCTGCTCCAGCATTCACGCTTGATACTGCAAATCAAATCACCTTCCCGACTGGGCAATCTTTGCCTTCTCCGCTTAACTCTGAAACGATTTACTATGCTAACGCTGAAGATGCAACGCATCTGACAGTATTTGAGAGCGAGAATGATGCGAAAAAGAATATCAATCCAGTTTACACTACTGGAACTACTGCCTCGCTAAATGTTGATATTCGCAAGAGCATTGATCCTCAGACAACTCTGACTTTCTCTGTTCGCCACTACTACAATGATGGAGATCAAGTCCAAGCATTTACTGCATCTGGGAACCTTCCAAAGCCACTGATTGCGAATCAAAACTACTTTGTAAACATCATTGATCCATTCACTGTTTCATTGCATGAAAGTAAAGCGGATGCAGTTGCTTCTACTCCTACTAGTCTTGTAAATCCTATTGTTCTTAAAGACTCTGGCAGCGGAACAAATTCTATCGTCAAACTGATTGCCGCTACTTCTACAACTGGAACATCCTCTCAAATCACTGCTAATGGATTAAATATTTCAACTCCATCTGGAGCAGGCGCAAGTTATCAAGCTGTTTCCGTTGGTTCTGTAACATCCGTTACAATAAATTCAGGAGCAGGTGGTTCTGGTTATACATCCGCTCCATCTGTAACATTTTCTGCTCCTCCAACCCCACCGCCAGAAAGTCAGATCACCCCATCAACTGCAACTGGATATGCTATTGTTGTTTCTGGTTCCGTATCTCAAGTTGTAATAACAAGTGCTGGGATGGGGTATTCTTCTCCGCCATCTGTGTCATTTGGAGGGCCGGGGACTGGTGCTGCCGCCACAGTGGGCATTACAACATCATTTGTCTCTCATTACAATAAAATAAATGGTGGATATGGATATACAGAGCCTCCTCAAATTAAAATTATAGGTGGCAATGGGTCTGGAGCAACTGCTACCGCTACTATTGATGATACAATATACAAAATAAATTCTATTACAAAAACCACGGCAGGATCAACAACAGCTACAGTTACAACAGATCAACCCCATGGATACACAGCAGGAGACAATGTTGTAATATCAGGAGCATTGCCAGTTGGATTTAATAAAATCCCAGCAATTATTTTATCAACTCCAACCACAACTTCTTTCACATATACAGTTGTTGCTGGCGATACAAATACTACAAGCGCAACAGTTGGAATTGATACTCAAGTTTTTCAAGGAGAATTGACATCAATTATTCCTGTGACATCAGGAGCTGGTTATACAGGAACTCCAACTGTTAGCATTACTCCATCAACTGGAGTATTTGTTTCATTTACATCAACAGGAACATTGCCATCTCCACTTGTTTCTGGGGCTGCATATCGTGCTGAAACCCCGTTATCTGCTGGAATATTTACAGTTAAGAATACTGATTTTAGCAATGTAAATATCACATCTTCTGGGACTGGAACATTGTTTGTATCTTTGTCTCGTGCATTCAGCGTGACATTCAACAATAATTGGGAGGGTGACTTTACAAATCTTGTTACTGGACAAGAATTGTATTTTGGAACTGATTATCTGCTTCCCAATACTAATCCATCTATTGATAATGGCGTAACACCATTTTATCTGAATAAGATCAATAATACTACTGGCAAGATTTACGATAGTTTGGTTAATGCTAATGCTGGTGGAACAACTGGTCTTATCACGATTACCTCATTCGGTTCTGGTCAATCTTACTATGCTCTTAGGAAATCATTCCAATCTTTGCCATTTGGAAATTTGATTATCCCAAGCGAGATTGAGTATCTGAACGAAGACGAAATTGTTCAATTCTCAACTACTGGGACGCTTCCTTCTCCGCTTCTTGCCTCTACTGATTATACAATCAAGTTAGAAGGAAAATCGTTCAAGGTTTATCTCGGTTCTACATTGCAAGTTTTAACGACTCCGGGGATCGGTCAGTTAAGTGTAGACATTATTCGCACATTCAATGTCTCCCCATCTACGAGCATTGATGCTGACCAAGCTCACTTCAATACTGGTGATGCCGTTGTTCCTCGCGCTAAAGAAGGCGATGTATTGCCAACTGGATTGACTGCTGGAACGACATACTACGCTCGCAGGCTGGATAACAATTCGTTTGAGCTTTACGATACACTCGCTCACGCCAAGAACACATCGTCAACTACTGGGCGCAAGACATACACGACAACTGGAGAAACTGTGGAATCAACATTCTTTGTTGACTCTGTAACATTGCCAACATTCGTGAAGTCTGTTTCTCAAATCGACAAGCCAATTACTGAAGGCTATGTGTCGCTCTACGCTTATGATTATGGTCGTAGCAATGATATGACTCTGATCGGTCAATATCATCCATCTGAAGTCAATCCTCAGTATCGCAGGATTCGCATTGGCAAGCCTTGTGCATGGGCTAGGATTTCTTATCGCATCCAGACTCCAAGCATCACGAGCATCTACGACTTTATTCCGCTAGAGCAAGAGCGAGCAATTATCACTGCTGTTCACGCTTGCGATTTGGAAGATAAAGATTTTGCTGATCAATCAGCTCGATACTGGCAGATTGCTTTTGCTTATCTCAAGAATCAGCAAGAGAGTATTGATGGTCATGCAATGTCAGTCCCGCAGATAAATTCCATCACTTATGGCGATACGACTGATCCAGTAATGTTCTAATGAAAAGCGCACAGATAACTTCAGGAAGAGAAGTAAAGATTTCTTCTGGTTGGATTCTTGGTGTCAACTCGGTAAGGAATCCATGGGCATTGCCAGATAACCAAATTAAATGGGCAGTAAATTGTGCTGTTCGTGGTGGAGTTGTTCAGACTAGGCCGGGATACTCAATGCGTCTCTCGCTCCCTCCGGGCAATTTCCAAGGAGGAATCTTTTTCTCGTCAAACAAGCAAGCAAGCGCATCAGATACTGTGATCCAAAATGGAGTCACGAAAACTATTCCAGCGCAAATCTACAATCCAGATGGCACAACATCTGTTGATGATGAATTGCCGTTTGTAGTGTTCGCAGTTAATGGAAATGTTTACTACTCGCCATTCCCATTGACTCAACCGAAAAACTGGGAAGATTATCGACTCAAGAATATCAAGCTAGACCCAAGTGTTGACCAGTTCGTTTTCACTCTAGCAACGCAAACAGCGCAGGTTTCAACTGGTGGCGATGTCACAGTAACTCCATCGCATCGTATCGTTGTAATTCAAGATGGTATTTCTACTCCTGCATACTGGGATGGATCAAATCAGACTGGCATCCAGACAACTTCAATTCCTGTTGGATATTGGATGGCATTTAGTGGAAATCGTCTTTGGGTTGCATCAAAGAACATTGTCCTTGCATCTGATTTAGGTGATCCAATTTCTTTTACTGAAAGACTGACTGGAACTGGCCGTGGTGACTTTGCATTTGCTCGTGTTGTTACTGGAATGACGAATTACATTGGTCAGGATAACGACACAAAGTTAATCGTTTTTACTGATCGTGCGACATACTCACTGGCAAGTGGAATCTATGATCGAACTCAATGGGTAACTACTGCAAATTTCCAAACGACATTGTATCCGACGATTGGCTGCGTTGCTGGCAAATCTATTTCGTTTCAAGCTGGACAAATGTGGTGGTATTCCCAAGGTGGACTAATATCTGCTGACATTGCGGCATCAGTCTATGTTACATCGGAATCGCTTTATCGAGATGTTGAGATGGCTCGCATCAAAGCATACATGGCTGGAGATACATCCAAGATTTGCGCGATGACATTTGAGAATTACCTTCTCTATTCTGTGCCTTATCTGGAGCCTTGCAACTCTGCTACGATGGTTCTTGATTACGCACCAGCAGCAGAGTGGGGAACTCAAAAGATTCCAGCATGGTGTGGCGTGTGGACTGGCACTCGTCCAGTAGAATGGATTTCTGGCGTTGTAAATGGCGCACCTCGTTGCTTTCATTTTTCTGTTGACTACTCAGCAACAAATGATGGCTCATACAACCATCTCTGGGAGGCATTCACTGAGCGCAGGGCAGACACCTATTTCGACATAGACCCAGATGGGGGAATCATTGAAAAAGTCAATCGAATTTACTGCCAGATGGAAACTGGGCTTTTAGGGGATGGTCTTGATTTCAAGCAATTCCAGTATGGTGAAATTGAGGCTTGTGAAATTGGCGGAACTGTGGATGTGAAGGCTTCGTATCGAGGCTCAAAAGGGACATACCAAAATATTCTTGAAACAAAAATATTGGCAGTCACCGACGATTATCAGTGGGTCAATACAGATTTTTCTGACGAGATAGAGAGCCTTGGTTTTCTAAATACGCAATACCGCAGGCTGATAACAGAAAGTGTCAGCAGAAAAGCATCGTCCATTACTTGTGAA